CAGCAACGGCAACGCCGTCCGCAGCCAGTACGTGAAGGACATCAACGCCTGGATCAAGGCCACGTACTCCGGACAGCCGGGGATCCTGGTCGAGGACTACTTCACCGCCTTCTACGGTCCCAACGGCGGTCAGGTCCCTCCCGGCGTCCTCTCGGGTGACGGCCTCCACCCCACAGAACTCGGATACGCCCGATGGGGCTCCAAGGTGGTCAACGACCTCCTGGCCTCGGGCTGGATACAGGTGCAGCCGTGACGGATCAGAAGCTCACCGCCAAGCGGGAGGTCTTCGCTCAAGGCCTTGCCGCAGGCATGAGCAATGCAGACGCCTACCGTAAGGCGTTCAAAGCCGACCGCATGAAGGAGGAGACCATTCACCAGGAGGCCTCACGTCTCGCGCGGGACCCCCAGGTTACCGCAAGGGTGGCCGAACTTACGAAGCCTGTCGTAGAAGCCATCCAGACTGAAGGGCAACGCCTCTTCCAGGAGCTGCGCCGCATCGCGTTGCTGGATCCCAAGGAGCTGCTGACCCCTGAGGGGAACTTGCTCCCCATCCACCAGATGCCTGAGGACGCCCGGAGGGCCATCGCTGGCCTGGACATCGTGGAAACCATCATCGGCGAGGGCGACGGCCTGATCCGCACCAAGAAGGTGAAGCTTGCGGACAAGCTCCGGGCCATCGAGATGCTGGGCAAGTACCAGGAGAAGTGGGCGGACAGGCACGAACACGCCCACAAGGTCACGCTGGAGGACTTGGTGTCTGGGAGCCAGGAGTGAGCGCGGCAAGCATCCGTATCCGGGAGTGGCGGGAGAATCCCGTCAAGTTCGCGTGGGACGTCTTCCACTTCGAGCCGGATGCCTGGCAGCGGGAGGCCCTCGAAGCTGCGGGGCGACCAGGGCGCAAACGCTTGGGCTTCAAGGCCTGCGCTGGTCCTGGGAAGACCGCCGTCCTCGCCATCCTTGGGTGGCACCGGCTCCTCTGCTTCGCGCGGAAGGGTGAGCATCCCAAGGGCGCCGCCGTCTCTATCACCGGGGACAACCTCAAGGACAACCTTTGGCCCGAGCTGTCGAAGTGGCAGCAACGTTCCGAGCTGCTCAAGACCGCCTTCACCTGGACCAAGGAGCGCGTCTTCGCCAACGACCACGCGGAGACCTGGTTCCTCAGCGCCCGGACGTACCCAAGGACTGCGGACCCCGAGACCCTGGGCCGCACCCTCAGTGGTCTGCACTCGGAGTTCCCGTTCTACCTCATCGACGAGTCCGGGGACATGTCCCCCCAGATCGCCAAGAGCGCAGAGCAGGGCCTATCCAACTGCGTGGACGGCCTGATCGCCACGGCCGGCAACACCACGTCCCAGAGCGGCCTTCTCTATGACGTCTGCATTCACAAGCGGAACCTCTGGTACGTCATCACCATCACCGCGGATCCGGACGACCCCAACCGCACGCCCCGCGTCGATGCGGACTGGGCCCGGGAGCAGATCCAGCTCTACGGCCGGGAGAACCCCTGGGTCATGGCCTACATCCTTGGGCTCTTCCCACCTGGGGGCATCAACCAGCTTCTCAGCGTGGAAGAGGTTGAGGCTGCCATGCAGCGGACGCTTAAGGCCCATGAGTACGACTTCGCCTCCCTGATCCTCGGCGTGGACGTGGCGCGGCAGGGTGACGACCGCTCGGTGATCTTCCCACGCCAGGGCCTCAAGGCCTCGGCGCCGATGATCCTCCGCAACCAGCCCACGGAGATGATCTGTGGGCAGACGGCCAAGATGCAGGACGAGCTGAGAGCTGACGCCCTCATGGTGGACGGTACCGGCGGCTATGGCGCTGGCGTGGTGGATGGCCTGCGGGCCCTCAAGCGCAAGCCCATGGAGGTCCAGTTCGCCAGCAAGCCCATGGATCCTCGGTACGCGAACAAGCGGGCCGAGATGTGGTTCGAGATGGCGGAGTGGGTGAAGCGCGGGGGTGCGTTACCCAACCTGCCGGAGCTGGTGGGAGAGCTGGCGGTTCCCACGTACTCGTTCCAAGGCGACCGGATGATTCTGGAGCCCAAGGAGAAGATTAAGGCCCGTCTGGGCCGGAGCCCGGACCTGGCGGACGCGCTGGCCTGCACCTTCGCCTTCCCGGTCGGGCCCCGCAGCAATCGGCGGAAACCAGACGATGAACCCGAGTTCCCCTTCATGGGCTCGGGCAACCAATCACAGAGCTGGATGGGGTGAGAGATGGAGTACTTCGTCATATGGGGCATTGCTGAGGCCGTAATGCTTATAGGGGTTTATTGCGGCCACCCAATTCCGGGCATCGTCGGTGGTAGCACGCTTACTTTTGTTGGAATACCTCTTTGCTGGCGTATCCAAAATGGGCATTGGTGGTTTCCCTGGATGAAGAGGTGAGAGATGACGCCGATTGAGAAGCTGAAGGCGCTAGTCGAGGACGACGCGGATTGGTGTCGGGAATGCGGGCTGTCAGAGCATGCCCAAAAGCTTGTTCGATTGCTCCCCGAGCTGATCGCCCTGTGGGAGGCGGTGGAGAAGTGGGATTCGATCTACTCCACCGGTTTTGACGTGACTCTGCTGTCTGCGCGTCTCGACGCCCTCAACGCCAAGGCCCAGGAGGTGCTCCAGTGAACTGGATCCCTGTCTCCAAGGCCGCCGCCCTCATGGGCTACAAGGACGTGTCCTACTTCCGGCGGATCTTCTGCGACCCCCAGTCCCCGATCCTGACGATCCGTGTCCGGTACGGGCCGAAGGGGCAGCGGTCCATCAAGGTTCTGGAGGCCTCCGTCCTGGACCAGATCCAGCGCGAAGTGAAATCTGCATCTTAAAGACATGAAAACGAGTGATAGGACGCGAAAAGCCGTCCGAATCACCGTGAAACCGGGGCTATAGCGGGCGAGGCTTGGGACGGAGCCCCGTCCCGTGCCGCAACTCACTGAGCACTTCAGCTACGAGGAGTTGATCCACTCGGATACCGCCAACAAGGCGGGGCTGCCCAACGTCGCTCCGGACGAGTTGCTGCCGAATGCGTACCGACTCGCCAAGGTGCTGGAGACGGTGCGGGACGTGGCAGGCCAGCCGATCCACGTCACCAGCGGGTACCGCTGCCCGAAGCTCAACGTCATGGTGGGCGGCTCCGCCACGAGCGCCCACATGCGGTTCCTGGCGGCGGACATCCACGCGGACTTCCACTCCGCGGACGACCTCTTCGACAAGATCGCCAAGTCCAACATCGTCTTCGACCAGCTCATCGTGGAGAAGAGCCGGGACGGCGCGGAGTGGGTCCACATCGGCCTCACGGACGAGAGCAAGCAGCCCCGGCGCGAGCTGCTGAAGGCTGACGGTGACCGGGGCCGGATGGCCTACCACCGCGTGTTCGAGGGGTGACCATGGGCCTCCTCCTCGACCTCCTGCGCCTCGCTTCCGGAAGCCTCCTCGTGTGGCTCCTCTTCGTGCTGGACACCCGGCTCGACGCGCGTCTCGGTGGTGCCCGATGACCCTGGACGAGCGCATGGACCGCGAAAACGGGTGCCTGATGATCGCCCTCCTGGCCCTTTTCGCCCTGCTGGGGAGGTGGTGATGGGCATCCTCCGCCACCTCCTCACCGGCCGGGACAACCAGACCCACGACATGGGGCGCTGGTCCTGGCTGGTCTGCACGCTCTCGGTCCTGGGGCATGACGCCTACCAGCTCTACAAGGGCGTGACGGTCGACGTGAAAGACCTGGGGGTGGCCCTCTGTGCCGTGGCGGCGGCCCATGGGGTCGCCATCGGCATGAAGGCCAAAACTGAGCCGGCCGGGGGTGAACAGTGACCCCGAAGCGCTGGATCCTCGCCGGCCTGGGCACGGCCCTGCTGCTCGGCTTCACCCTGGGCCCGCTGGCCCTGGAGGAGTCCTGCGGCCGGAAGAAGGCCTCCAACGCCGAGGCCCAGGCGAACGAAGCCCATGGGAGGGCCGATGCACACCAGGAGCAGGCTCGTCAGGCGGATGCAGCGGCGGAGAAGCGTGCTGGCGATGTCCAGGCAGACGACCTGGAAGTCCAGCGGCTCCGTGCCCAACTGGCCGAGGCTAAGCGGCACCTGGTCTCCGTCCCCAAGCCTGCTGACGTTCCTGTGGCTCCCGTGGTGGCTGATGCACCTGCCGCCGGATATCGGGCTCCTGAGCCTGACGGACGGGACGCCGTTCTAGAGGACGCCGAAGCTCTGATCGCGGCTCAGGACAAGGAAATCGGGGCCCTCAAGCTCCAGGTGGTGGACCTGACCACGGCGCGGGACGCCTGGAAGGCCACGGCAGAAGACAGGGAGCGAGAGGCCGCGAGCCTGCGCATCGCCCTGGACGCCCAGAAGAAGGTTCAGCAGGCCAGCCGGTGGCGCGGCCGCATCGAGGGATTCGCCGGCGGCCTGGCCGTGGGCTTCGTCGCCGGGAGGGTGCGGTGAGCCCCAACGACTTCTTCCACTACCTCTTCTCCCCGGCAGTGGTGGTCGGCTGCATAGGCCTGCTGCTCAAGTACCTCGTGGGGGACAAGCTCTCGACCATCCAGAAGAGCCTGGACAAGGCCGAGGAGCGCCACGAGAAGGCCGAACAGCGCCTCTCTGATCACGAGACCCGGATCACGGTCCTTGAGGACCGAGGGAGCGGTCCCAACGGCGCCCTCCGGAGGGCCGTCTGATGGCCAATGCTGCGGGGGAGAAGAAGCCGCAGGATCGGACCTTCATCGAAGAGGCCCTCAAGCGGTTCATGCTCGCCCAAGAGGCCGAGACCGAGATCCGACGCGAGGCCCTGGACGACCTGAAGTTCCTGAAGGGCGACCAGTGGCCGGACGAGATCAAGAGCAAGCGGGCCCAGCGTGGCCGGCCGTGCCTCGTCATCAACCGCTTGGCTCAGTTCGTCAACCAGGTCACCAACGACCAGCGTCAGAACCGGCCTGGGATCAAGGTCTCGCCGGTCAATGATGACGCGGACGAGGAGACGGCAGAGATCATCCAGGGCCTCATCCGGCACATCGAGTACGACTCGGGTGCTGATGCGGCCTACGACACGGCCTTCGAGGGCGCGGCGGGCCCCAGCTTCGGGTACTTCCGGATCATCACCGAGTACTGCGACCCGATGTCCTTCGATCAGGACATCAAGATCAAGCGGATCGCCAATCCGTTCCTGGTGTACCTGGACCCCGCAAGCAAGGAGCCGGACGGTTCGGATGCGGCGTGGGGCTTCATCTTCGAAGACTTGCCTCGCGACACCTACAAGGAGCTGTACCCCGATTCCGAGCTGGCAACCCTACAGGGTTGGGACTCCATCGGAGACCGGGCCCCCCAGTGGGTCAGCAACGACTCGATCCGGGTCGCCGAGTACTTCTACAAGGACAAGAAGCGGGTCGAGATCTGCCTGATGGTCTCGCCCGAGGGCCAAAAGGTCTCTGTGCCCCGGGACAAGGTGCAGGAGGCCGAAAAGAAAGGCTTCCAGTACGTCCCGCATCCGAAGACCGGCGAGCCGCAGTGCCGCTGGACCGAGACCTCGGTCGTGAAGTGGTGCAAGCACAACGCGGTCGAGACGCTGGAAGAGACGGAGCTTCCCGGGTCCGGCAAGTACATCCCCATTGTCCCGGTCTACGGCAAGGAAATCATCGTTGACGGCCGGAAGAGCCTTCAGGGCCTCGTCCGCAACGCCAAGGACCCGGCCCGGCAGTACAACTACTGGGCCACGGCGGGCACCGAGACCATCGCCCTGGCGCCCCGGGCTCCGTTCATCGGCGCCGAAGGCCAGTTCGAGGGCCGTGAGCAGGAGTGGGCCCAGGCCAATACGGAGAACCTGGCGTTCCTCCAGTACAAGCCCCTCAACATCCTGGGCCAGCCTGCGCCGCCGCCCCAGCGCAACGTCTATGAGCCGCCGATTCGGGCCATCACCGAGTACATGGGCCAGTCCGCCGAGGATCTGAAGGCGACCACCGGCATCTACGACCCCACGCTCGGTCGCCGCGAGGGCGAACAGAGCGGCATCGCCATCCGCAGCCTCCAGAACCAGGGCCAGACCTCGAACTTCCACTTGGTGGACAACTTCCACAGGTCCCTCCGCCACGCGGGGCGAATCATCCTGGACTGGATCCCGGACGTGTACGACACGCCCGAGCGGGTCATCCGGACCATCGGTGAGGATGGCACTCACCGCACCGTCACCATCAACGGCGAGTCCGAGGACGTGGACGAACAAGGCCTGGCGAAGGTCTACGACCTGACGGTGGGCAAGTACGACATCGTCATCAGCACGGGGCCGAGCTACCAGACCAAGCGTCAGGAGGCCGTGGCCTGGATGCAGGAGGCCCTCCGCGCCGCGCCAGAGCTGATGAACATCGCCGGGGACCTGCTCTTCCGGATGCTGGACCTCCCCGGAGCCGAGGAGTTCGCCGAGCGGATGCGCATGGCGCTCCCGCCGGCCATCCAGCAGCAGCTCCAGCAGAAGGAGCAGGGTGGTCCCGCCATTCCTCCGCAGATCCAGGGTCAGATGCAGGCCTTGGCCGCGCAGCATGACCAGCTCGTCCAGGCGGTGCATGTCCTGAAGAACGAGTTGGACAGCAAGGAAGCCGAGCTTCGCCTGAAGTGGGAAGAGGCCCTCCTGAAGGCCCAGACCCAGGTGACGGTGGCCGAAATTACGGCCAAGTCTTCTGAGGCCAAGCTGGCGTTCAGCGAGGAGATGAAGGAGATCCAGCACCTTCGGGATGTGCTGGCCGGATTCATGACCTCGCAGGCCCCGGGAGCGGGCGCCGAGGACAACAGCTCGCAGGACGGAGGTGGTGGCGCTGGTGGCGCTATGCCGACCTCCGCGCCGGCGATCAACGCCCAGATCGTTCCTGGGCCCGCTGCGGCTGACGTGCCTGGCGGATTCATGGGAGCCCCCAATGAGTGAGGACTTCGTCATCGTCACCAACAACGCCACGGCCGAACCGCCCGCGCCGGAACCGCCTCCCGAGCCCAAGCCCGAGGAGATGAAGCCGCCTGTCGAGCCCGAGGAGACCGAGAGCGGCGAAGAGGACGAGCCCGAAGAAGACCACCAGGAGGAGAAGCCCAAGAAGAAGGGCGGCTTCCAGCGGAAGCTGGAGGCGAAGGACCGGGAACTCGCCGAGCTGAGGGAGCGCCTCGCCCAGGCCGAGCAGGGCAAGACCCCAACCAAGGCCGCCGCACAGGCGAGCGAGGATGCCGAGCCCAACCCGGACGACTTCGAGTCCAACGCCGAGTACCAGAAGGCCCTGGTGAAGTACACCTACCGCCAGGAGCGGGCGAAGGAGCAGGCCGAAGCGGCTCAGCGCTCAACCGCCGAGGCGTTCCAGAAGCACTGGGACGCCGCAGTCAAGGACATCCCCGACTTCAAACAGGTGATGGAGAGCGCGGAAGCGCCGCTGTCGCCCCTCATGAAGGAAGCGATCATCAAGGCTGGCGAAGCTGGCCCCAAGATCGCGTACCAGCTTGCAAAGAACCCCGAGGAATCCGCCCGCATTGCGAGCCTCGCTGATCCGACCGCTGTGGCCTTTGAGCTTGGCGTGATCGCGGCATCGCTGCGGAAGGTTCCCGAACCCAAGAAACCGGAACCGAAGACCTCTGCGGCTCCCAAGCCCATCACGCCTGTTGGCGGTGGTGGCTCTGGGAGTGCCCGCCCCCTGAGTGACCCCGAGATCTCCTACGAGGAGTATGCGGCGCGCCGGAGGAAGGGCGAGGTCTGACCCCCCACTAGGGAGCAGACGCCATGAGCAATACCCTTCTCACCATCTCCCAGATCACGCGTGAAGCGCTGATGGTGCTGGAGAACGAGCTTCCGTTCACCAAGAGCATCAACCGGGAGTACGACGACAAGTTCGCCCAGACCGGCGCGAAGATCGGCGCCACCATCAACGTCCGCAAGCCCCCGCGCTACCTCGGCCGCTCCGGTGAGGCGATCCAGGTCGAGGACTCCGTGGAGACCTACGTCCCGGTGACGCTCTCCAACCTGGACGGCTGCGACATCCAGTTCACCACCACGGACCTCACCCTCAGCATCGACGACTTCAGCGAGCGCTTCATCAAGCCCGCGATCGCCACCGTCGCCAACAAGATCGAGTACAACGGCCTCCAGCTCTACAAGCAGGTCTACAACGCCCTGGGTACCCCCGGCACCCAGCCGACCGACCTGAACCTGTGGCGCCAGGGCAAGGCCCTGCTGGCGGACAACGCCTGCCCCATGAACAGCCAGCTCACCACGGTCATCAACCAGTGGACCGAGGCCTCCCTGACCCAGGGCCAGGCGTCCCTGTTCAACCCCCAGCAGAACATCTCCGAGCAGTACGAGACCGGCGTCATGGGCACCGGCGCTGGCTTCAAGTTCAAGATGGGCCAGAACGTCGCAAACCACACGTTCGGCCAGCTCGGCGGTACCCCGCTGGTGAATACCCCCAGCACCGTGGCGAAGGATGGCGACACCACCATCGTGACTGACGGCTGGACCGCCTCCGCCGCCACCCGCGTCAAGGCCGGCGACATCTTCACCATCGCCAACGTCTACGCGGTGAACCCGCAGAGCCGCAAGTCCACTGGCAAGCTCCAGAAGTTCGTGGCGACGGCGGACGGGGTCTCGGATGGCTCCGGCAACATGACCATCAGCTTCAGCCCCGCGCTTCAGTCCACGGGCCAGTTCCAGAACATCGACTCCCTCCCCGCGGACAACGCCGCCCTGACCTTCCTCTCCGCGGCCAGCCAGGTCTCCCCCGCGAACCTCGCGTTCCACCGGGACGCCTTCTGCCTGGTGACCGCGGACCTGATGCTCCCCAACGGCGTCGACATGGCCGCTCGTGTCTCCAGCAAGAAGACCGGCCTCAGCGTCCGCATGGTGCGCCAGTACGACATCCGGACCAACCAGATGCCCTGCCGCCTGGACGTTCTGTACGGCTTCGCCGCGCTGCGCCCCGAGCTGGCCGTCCGCATCCACGGCTAAACCCCAGAACAAGGAGACGAATCCATGAGCAACCCTGGTCCTTCCGTTACTTCCACGAGCAACCGCGTCATCACGGACAACACCACCGGTACCGCCAGCACCACGCTGGCGGCTGGTGTGGGCGTCCAGACCATCGCGCTCTTCGTCAACCTGGCGGACATCGCCGCCGCCGACCTGCTGACGACCTACACCCCTGGCTACGCCTTCAAGATCCTCAAGATGGACTTCGCGGTGGAGAAGGCGGCCACCACCGCCGCCAAGGCCGCGACCCTGACCCCGAAGATCTCCGGCACCGCCCTCACCGGCGGCGTTCTGGCGCTCACCTCGGCCAACTGCACTCCCCAGGGTGCCGTGGTGTCTGGCACCGCCGTGACGGCCCTGAACACCGGCTCCAAGACCGACACCATCTCGATCACCGGCTCCAGCGTGACGACCTTCGTGGAAGGCGCCGGCTGGCTCCTGCTCGAGATCCAGAACATGGACACGGCGAACGCCATCGCCAGCCTGGCGGCGTTCCAGAACAAGTACGCCACGGCCTAACCCTGGCCGCGGGGCCGGGTTCGCTCGGCCCCGCCCTCCTTTGGAGATCCCATGTCCTACCCGAAATTCGTCTACCACAAGCATCACGGCCCCAAGTTGGTCCACCATGCCGGCGAGCATGAGGCCCTCGGCGAGGAGTGGACCGAGAGCCCGGCCGATCACGGCGTCATCACCTGCCCGGACGAGCATCAGGCCGCCACCTTGGCCCCGGCGGCCAGGCACCACTACGGCCACCAGGCCGTCAAGCATCCGGATCCCGTCCTCGACAAGGCTCCCGCTCACGCCGCTGAGGACGAGAGCGCCGCCGAGGCACCTAAGAAGGGGCGAAAGAAGGCCGCTCACGCCGCTGAGGACGAATAGCCATGACCACCGTTCGGGACCTCATCACGGATGCCCTCGACCTGGTGGGCGTTTCGGCGCCCGGGGAAACCGTCCAGGCCGCGGACGCCCAGCGTGCGTTCCGAGCGCTCAACCGAATGCTGTCCTCGTGGAACACCGAAGGCCTGATGGTCTACTCCATCAACATCCAGACCTTCACGCTCACGGGGAACCAGCAGTCCTACACCATCGGGCCGGGGGGCAACTTCAACACCACCCGGCCCGAACGCATCGAGCAGGCCTACCTCCGAGTGCCGAGCTCAAGCAACTTGGACCTCCCGCTGCGCCTGCTGACCGATTCGGAGTGGGCGGACATCCGTCTCAAGCCCACGACCTCGGACTTGCCGCGGATGCTCTACAACGACGGCAACAACCCGCTGTCCACGCTCTACCTCTGGCCGGTGCCGACTCAGGCCAACGTGCTGGTGCTCTACGTCTGGAACCAGCTCAGCCAGTACGCCGACCTCTCGGACACTGTGACGCTGCCCCCGGGCTACGAGGAGGCCATCGTCTACAACCTCGCCGTAAGGCTGGCGACCAGCTTCGGCCGGCCGATCCCGCCCGAGGTCTCCGCCATCGCGGCTACCTCCAAGGGCGCCATCAAGTCCGTGAACATCACGCCCACCTACTTGCGATGTGACGACGCCCTAGTCTCCCATGACACCCCGACCTTCAACTGGATGACCGGGGGATTCTCCTGATGCGCTTCAGGGGCTTCATCGGGCCGAGCTACACCCTCCGCTCCAAGGCGGTGGACTGCCAGCGGTGCGTGAACCTGTACCCCGAGATGGACGAGATGCACACGGGGAAGGAGCAGGAGGTCGCTGCCCTCGTGAGCACGCCAGGGCTGCTGCTCCTGACGACCCTCGGGACGGGCCCGATCCGCGGGATCTACGCTTCCACCACGGGGACGACCCTCGCGGTGTCCGGCAGCCAGGTCTACCGGCTCGACAGTGGGTCCAGCTGGTCCGGGACGCTGGTGGGCACCATCGGGACCGCCTCCGGGGCCGTGTCGATGGCGGACAACGGGAACCAGATCATCCTCGTGGACGGGCCCTCCGGCTACATCTACGACATCTCGGCCCAGACCTTCACGAAGATCTCGGCGGAGGGCTTCCCTGGTGGGAACACCGTGACGTTCCTGGATGGGTTCTTCATCGTGAACCAGCAGGGCAGCGGGAAATTCTTCATCTCGGGGATCTATGACGGGACCTCCTGGGACGCCCTGGACTTCGCCACGGCGGAGGGCTCGCCGGACAACCTCGTGGCGGTCCTCGCCAACCGGACGCAGCTCTGGCTCCTGGGCTCCCAGTCCGCGGAGATTTGGGTCAACAGCGGGGGATCGGACTTCCCCTTCCTGCGGGCCCCGGGCGCCTTCATTCAGTACGGCTGCGTGGCGCCTCATAGCCTCGTCCAGCTGGAGAACACCATCATCTGGTTGGGGGCAGACCAGAAGGGCCAGGGCATCGTGTACCGGGCCGTGGGCCTGGAGCCGCAGCGCATCTCCACCCACGCCGTGGAGTACGCGATCCAGAGCTACGGCGTGGACCTGAGCCAAGCCGTGGCCTGGACCTACCAGAATTTCGGGCACTACTTCTACTGCCTCTCCATCCCCGGAGCCGACACCACCTGGTGCTACGACGCCACCACGGGGCTCTGGCACGAGCGAACCTACACCAACAGCTACGGGAACCAGGAACTCCACCGGGCCGTCTGCCACGCCTACGCCTTCTCCACCCATGTCGTAGGGGACCGGGAGAACGGGAACATCTACGCCCTGGATGAGGACACCTACACGGACAATGGAACCGTCATCGCCCGGGAGCGCATCGCCCCGCATCTGACCGACGAGCTGAATCGGATCTTCTACCACGCGTTCCAGCTGGACGTACAGGCCGGCACAGGCCTCGATCAGTCCACCGTCTATCCGCCCCGCGGTGAGGGGCCGCCCCCTCCAATCGACCCCGTGAAGGTCTCCGGCATCGATCCCCAGGCCATGCTGCGGTGGTCCGATGACGGCGGCTTCACCTGGTCGAACGAGCACTGGCAGACCATCGGGCAGTTGGGTCAGCGGAGGACCCGCGTCATCTGGCGCCGCATGGGTTGGAGCCGGGACCGGGTGTACTGGGTCCGCATCACGGCCCCCGTCAAGGTGGTCCTCATCGGCGTGGAGTTCGACGCCACGGTGGGGACGAGCTGATGGCGGTAATCAACCTCAACCAGCCCCCGTTCTACACCCCGATGTACATCAACGGGGCGATGACGATTCCGTGGGTGAGCTGGTTCCAGCAGCTCTTCCAGCGGGTCGGCGGCAGCAGCGGCAACCCCACCTTCATCTTCGACTCCATCTCGCCCCTGACCACGCTGGGCGACGTGCTGAGCCATGACGGGACCCACAACGTCCGCGTGGCCGGCAACGTCACCACGACCCGCAAGATCCTGTTCCAGACGGGGACCGGCACCGTCTCGGCCCTCCCTGGCTGGGAAGTGCTCCTGGTCTCGGACATCCCCGACCTCCCGGCCTCCAAGATCACCTCCGGGCAACTGGCCCTGGCCCGGGGCGGGACTGGGGCGGACCTCTCGGGCACGGGTGGCGCCTCCCAAGTCCTTTTCCAGGCTACGGCTGGAGGCGCGGTCACGGTCCGCCAGGTCCAGTTCACGGACGTGGGTGGGACCATCGCCGTGTCCCAGCTCCCCGACAGCGGCGTCACGGCGGCCACCTACGGAAGCGCGACCCAGGTCTCGCAGATCACGGTGGACGCCAAGGGCCGGGTGACCTCGGCGGTCAACGTCTCCATCGCCATCGCCTACTCCCAGATCACCTCGGGGTGGCCCTCCGTGGTGGCAGGAACGGGCCTCTCGGGGGGTGGGGTACTCTCGGGCAGCGTGACCCTGTCCCTGCCCAACACGGGCACCGCAGGGACCTACGGGAGCGCGACCCAGGTGCCCCAGTTCACCACGGATGCCCAGGGCCGCGTCACCGGCGTCACCTTGGTCACGATCACCGGCACGGCTCCGAGCGGCTCAGCCGGTGGGGACCTGTCCGGCACGTACCCCAACCCCACCGTTGCCAAGATCAACGGGGCCACCCTGGGGACCACCACGCCCACGAGTGCCAACATCCTCATCGGGGACGGCTCCCAGTGGGTCACGCGGGCCATCTCCGGCGACGGCACCCTCGGGTCTACGGGCACCTTCACCCTGGGAGCCTCTGGAGCTACGGCTGGAACCTACGGCTCTGCCACCAAGACCGTGACCGTCACCGTGGACGCCAAGGGGCGTGTCACCTCGATCTCGGAGCAGACCTGCACGCCGGCGGTGGGCTCCATCACTGGTCTGGGGACGGGCATCGCTACCTGGCTTGGCACCCCCAGCAGCGCGAACCTCGCTTCGGCCATGACGGACAAGACCGGGACTGTGGGACTCCTGGTCTTCTCCAATGCGCCCACTCTGACCAACCCGGTGGTCGGTACCCAGGCGAACGGGGACAACTCCACCAAGGCCGCCAGCACGGCCTACGTGGACGGGCTCGGGACCGCCTTAGGTGACATGGTGTACTGGTCGGCTTCCGGCACGCGGGCCCGGCTCGCGGGGAACACCACCACCACGGCCAAGGCGCTGCTCCAGACCGGTGACGGCGTGAACTCGGCCGCCCCTGCCTGGACCGCCATCCCGACCAGCATAGCGGGCACCGCCAACCGTCTTACGGCCAGCGCGTCGACCGGCTCCATCACGCTGGACATCTCGGCGTCCTACGTGGGCCAGACCTCGATCACGACGCTGGGGACGGTGACCACCGGCACCTGGAACGCCACCAAGATCGGTCTCGCCTACGGCGGCACGAATGCGGACCTGAGCGGCACGGGCGGCACGTCCCAAGTCCTGATGCAGACCGGTGTTGGCTCGGCCGTCACGGTGCGCCAGCTGGGATTCTCGGATCTGTCCGGTACTGCTGCCGCTGCCCAGCTCCCGGGCGGGTTCAACGGCTTCGCTAACCCCACGGCCTCCATCGGGCTGACGGCCCAGAACGGCTCCGCGGTCACGGCCATGCGGTCGGATGCGGCGCCGGCTCTGGACCAGACCATCGCGCCCACCTGGACCGGAACCCATAACCACGCCGGCTCGGTGGTGTTCTGGGGCACCGTGAACATGAATTACGGCTGGCAGGTGGACAACACTGGCTGGACCAGCCGGACCTCCGCCGCCGACACGAACTGGACCGGGGTGGCCTATTCCTCGTCCCTCGGTATCTGGGTAGGCGTGGCCTCCTCCGGCGCGACCCAGGCCTGCTCCTCTCCTGACGGGATCACCTGGACCACCCGGACCGCTGCCGCTGCCCGCGCCTGGAACTTCGTGTGCTGGGGCGCTGGCGCCGGGGTCTTCGTGGCGGTTGCTTCCTCCGGCACCGGGGACCGGGTGATGACCTCGTCCAACGGCACCAGCTGGACCTCCCGCACTTCCGCTGCGGACAACAACTGGACCTGCGTGTGCTGGAGCCCCTCGCTCTCGCTCTTCGTGGCCGTGGCGAACACCGGCACCAGCCGAGTCATGACCAGCCCTGACGGTATCACCTGGACCGCCAGGACCTCGGCGGATGAAGCCGCCTCCTGGTCTGGTGTGTGCTGGAGCCCGGACCTGGGGAAGTTCGTCGCCGTCGCCTCAGCCGGTACCAACAGGGTCATGACCTCCACGGACGGCATCACCTGGACCGCCCAGACGGCTTCTAGCGCCCTCTCCTGGCAGAAGGTGGTCTGGTCCCCGTCCCTGAGCCTCTTCGCGGCCGTGGCCTCCTCCAACAGCGCCACGGCAGTGATGACCAGCCCGGACGGCGTGACCTGGACGACCAGGAACACGCCGGCCACCACCGTGCTCTGGACCGGCATCGAGTGGTCCCCGACGCTGGCCCAGTTCGTCATCGTGGGCCGCGGCACCACCAACTACGTCGCCACCTCCCTGGACGGCATCAACTGGGTCGCCCGCACGCCGGCGGCCACGAACTCCTGGAACTGCGTGGGCTGGGGGAACGGGCTCTTCGTGGCCCTCTCCACCACGGGTACCGGAAACCGGGTCATGACGTGGGCGGGCTCGCCCAGCATCACGGCCAAGAGCCAGGGAAGCTCCAGCTACACCCTCACGGTGCCCTCCACCGGCTTCAGTTGGACGGGTGGGTTCCTCAGCACCTCGGCGACCTCGGGTATCGGCTACGGCACGGGCGCCGGGGGCACCGTGACCCAGGCCACCAGCAAGAGCACGGCGGTCACGCTCAATGCGGTCTGCGGCGCCATCACCATGAACAACGCGGCCCTTGCTGCCGGCACCATCGTGAGCTTTACCCTCACGAACTCGGCCATTGCCGCCACGGACGTCCTGGTGCTCAACCACATCTCGGGAGGTACGCCGGGGTCCTACACCCTCAACGCCCGGGCTGCGGCTGGATCCGCCACCATCGACGTCCGGAACAACACGGCGGGGTCTCTCTCCGAGGCCATCGTCATTCAGTTTGCGGTCATCAAGGCCGTCACCTCTTAGAACTGGCACGAAAACACCGCAAGGCCCACAATCTAACCAACACCTGGATCAGGCTGGCGCTTTGACGCTGCGCAGATGCGGGGAACCCACACGGGATCCACCCATGAGCGCAGCCGTAGACAACCTGAAGGTCAGCGAGACCAAAGACCCGGAGTTGATCCGACGCGTCCTGACGCACCCGAGCGTGTACCGCTGGGTGGTCGATGACGGGACGCCCCCGGAGGCCTTCCATCCGCCTGTGGGCCCGCTCTACCTGAAGGTGGAGTCCTGGGACACCCTGCTCGGGCTCTTCGTCCTGGTGCGGCAGAACGCCATCACCAGCGAGTGCCACGTCTGCCTGCTGCCGGAGGGCTACGGCGAGGTGGGCCGGCAGGCCGGGCGCGAGGCCCTGGCCTGGATCTGGGCCAACACGACGATCCAGAAGCTGGTGGGCCGCACGCCGGCGAACCACTTCCACGCCCTGAGGTACGCCCGGCTCCTCGGCTTCAAGGGCTATGGCTGGCTGGACGCGAGCTTCCTGAAGGACGGCGAGTTCATCGACGAGTGGTGTTCGGCCCTTGACCGGCCGGGGAGGTTCGCATGAGCGGCGGATGGGGTTCTGCTGCCGTCACGTCCGTAGGCGCGGGCATCTCGGCGATGATCATGGGCAACGCGGCCGGGAAGGCTGCGGAGGCCCAGAAGAACGCCTCCCTGGAGGGCATCCGCCAGCAGCAGGACTGGTGGAACCGCTCCATCAAGGGATGGGAGCCCTACCAGAACGCGGGGCAGGGCGCCGTGGACCAGCTTTCGGCCCTCACGGGGCCCGGGGGCGAGTGGTCCAAGGGTTTCTCCATGTCCGACTTCCAGCAGGATCCGGGCTACCAGTTCCGACTGGCCGAGGGGCAGAAGGCCCTGGACCGGATGCAGAGCGCCCGGGGGAACTTCCTGAGCGGTGCCGCGATCAAACAGGGCCTCAACTACAACTCCGGCATGGCCTCCCAGGAGTACGCCAATGCCTACGGGCGGTTCAACAACGACCGGAACATGCGGTACCAGCAGCTCATGGGCCTGGCAGGGCTCGGGGCCAACGCAGCCAACGCCATCGGCGGCTACGCCCAGGGCACGGGCTCCCGCATTTCGGACCTCTGGACCCAGTTCGGCAACGCCCAGGCCGCTGGCACCCTCGGTACGGCCATGGCCCACAAGGAAGGCAACGATAAGGCCTACCAGGCTTGGGCGAACTACCTGGGCGGCAACCAGTACACCAACGGCAGCATGATGGGCGGCGGTGGTGGAGGTGGCGGCGGGTTCAACTGGGGTGCAATGGGCGAGTTCGGCGCCGGCGGCGGCATGGGGGGCTACTGAGATGGCAATCGATCCCAACCTCATCCTCCAGAGCGTCGCGGCCTCGAAGACGCCGTACATCGACCCCAACGAATCGGCACTCCGGGCCCAGCAGGTCCGCGGCCTCGGCCTCCAGAACCAGATGCAGGCCGCAAGCCTCCAGCGGATGAACCAGCTCCGGGAACTGGCGGCCCAGTCGGACTTCTCCACCCCCGAGGGCCGGCAGGCGTACCTCGGGCAGGTGGCGAAGGTCGACCCCCAGCAGGCCGTGAAGATGGGCCAGGAATGGGCCCAGGGCGACCTCGCCACACAGAAGGCCTTTCACGAAAACATGAAGTCCAAGCTGGAACAGGCTTCTGCGGCCCGAAGCTACGTGGGGCAGGTCGCCGGCGGCATCACGGACCAGGCTTCCTACGACGCCGGCCTCGGGACCCTGCGGAACTACGCGGCCAAGATCGGCGATCAGGACCTCCTGAACGAACTGAACCAGGCCCCGAAGGTCTATGATCCGAACTTCGTGCAGCGAGAGAAGACCATGGCCCTGACAGGGGCCCAGCAGGCTGAACAGCAGATGAAGGCTCACCAGCTCGCGATCGAGCAGCTGAAGGCCGAAGGCGCGAACCTCTCCCCGGTCGGTAAGATCGAACGGGACTTCAAGGCCGGTCTCATCGACAAGGCCACCCGGGACGCGGCGATCAAGAAGGAGACAAGCTTCGCCCCCAACGCCTATACCTTCCTCATGGGGGGCATGGGTGGCGGTGGTGCTGCGGGCGGCGCCTCCCCTTCCTTCCGTGACCAGGTGGACGCCACGAAGGCCGCCATCAAGGAAGGGCGGATGCCCTGGCCGAAGGGCCGTGACCTCTCTGACCCCATCCTCTCGACCGCCATCCGTGAGGCTCGGGTGGAGGACCCCACCCTGAACGAGTCCACCCACGCCCAGCGGGCGAAGACCCAGCAGGCCTTCACCACTGGGCAGCAGGGCAACAGCATGAGGGCCGGCGACATCGCCATCCAGCACGCTGGCGAACTGATGCAGACCTTCCAGGAGCTGGGGAACCAGCACGGTGCCTGGCTCAACGCTCCGGCGAACAAGCTCAGCACCCTGTTCGGGACCGAGGGCAGCGACAAGCTGGCGGCGGCCCAGGCCAACATCGAAGCCCTGGCTCACGAGCTGACGAAGTTCTACAGTGGCTCCGGCGGCTCCCAGGGCGAGGTGGAGGCCTTCAAGCGAGAACTGAGCCTGGACCGCAGCCTGGACCAGCAGAAGGCCACCCTCGGGCGCTTCATCAAGCTCATGGGCGGCGGCATCAACGGGTACCAGAACCAGTACCGGAGGGCGATGGGTCCTGTTGGGGGGGAACTTCAGGTGCTCAGCCCCGAATCCCTAGCCACCCTTCAGAAGATACAAGCCTGGGCCGGAGGCAAGAGCCCCCAGCAGGCCGCTACGCCTGCGCCAGCAGCACCTCCCCCGGGAACCCGTTCGCAGCTCTCCAACCTCCACACGGACGGCAAGAGGACCATCGGGTGGGACGGATCCAAGTGGGTCGACACGGCCACGGGCCAGGAAGTGAAGTGACGCATGGCTGACCAGATCCCTGCTCCTCCGCCTGGGTTCAAGCCGGTCGATGCTGCGCCGGCGCCTCCGGCTGGCTTCCGGCCTGTCCAGGCCGAAGCCCCACAGGCCATGGACCCCAAGGACGCTGACGCCCAAATCATCCGGGCCCTTGGCTACGACCCTGCGAAGGTCCAGTCCGCCAAGTACTACCGGCCCGGCGACTTTGTGAGCCACCTTCAGACCGCCGTCCAGAGCGCCCAGCAGGACGCTGGCTCGACCCTTGGCAAGAAGACCGCCCAGTTCCTCCATGGATTTCCCAGCACCATGGAGGGTGCTGCCCAGGGGATCGCGCACCTCACCGGCCTGGACACGTCGAACTGGGACGCCCACCGGGCCCTGGACGAGCGGGTCTACCAGGACATCACCCGGGGCGGGGACAAGAGCATCGACTGGACCAGCATGTTGGGGTCCGTCCTGGGTACGCCCATGGTCCCCGGTGCGGGAGGCGCCAAGATCGGCCTGACTACCAAGGCCGGCCTCCAGGCCCTGGGCAAGGCTTCGCTGATGGGAGCCGCCTACGGAGCCGCCCAGCCGGTCTATAACAACCCCAACGATTTCTGGGGCCAGAAGGGCAAGCAGGCTCTCGGCGGTGCCATCCTCGGCCCCGCAACTCAGGCAGGTCTTGAACGGGTGGCCGAGCCACTCTCCGCCAAGCTCGCCAACATCCTCCAGAATCGAATGAAGCCCGGTGTGGCTGAGGTCCAGCAGCTCGGGGACCAGTTCGGAGTGCGGCTGTCCGCCGGCGACATCACGGGGAATCCAGGGCTCAAGAAGACCGAGGTGGCCCTCGAGCAGGTCCCCGGCGTGGGTATGGCCGCCTTCCGTCAGGCCCAGGACAAGGAAGCCCAGGCCGCAGCTCAGAACTACGCCAGCAACCTCGGCACGGAGATGGGCAAAACCCAGTACCGGAACCTGGACGCGGTGAAGCAGGCCGCCGCCAAGGGCGACAAGCGGGCCATTGGGCTCCTCCAGGCCGCCCAGAATGCTGGGGATGACTGGACTCGCATCATCCAGACCTCCGGCAACATGGAGGCGTTCCAGCGCAGCCTGAAGGCGGGGCAGCTCTACGACAAGGTGGACCAGCTGGCCTCTCAGGCTGGGGATGTGCCCCTGATCCGGACCATGCAGGCCATCAAGTCCGCCCGAGCGGAAATCCAGAGCTCCGCGCTGCCGGACAAGTCATCCCTCGCCATTCTGGACCAACTGGAGGCGAACCTCGGCGCGAAGGCGCAGGGTCAGGGCGCAAAGGCAGTAGCCGCTGGTGGCGGCAGTGCTCAACCTCAGTCTGCTTCCATGGTGGATCGGAGCTACAGCGGCATGCGCCAACTCCGTTCGGACCTCGGGGACCTCATCAACGACTACTACAAGGGCGGCAACTCGGTTACGGGTTCCAAGGGTGTGGGCATCCTCGCCAGCGTCCGGAACGCCCTTGAGCAGGACATGAACGACTTCGCCCAGAAGAGCCCGGTGCCGGGCCTCCGACAGGCCTGGCAGCAGGCGGATGGCTACTACCGGGCCAACGTGGTGCCCTACAAGGACCGGCTCCTTGCCGGAGCCCTTAAGGACGCAGCGCCGGACGAGATCTTCGGGAAGTTCATCCAGGCGGGGAAGGGCGACCGGGCCCAGAACTTCTACAACGCCCTCGACCCCAAGGGGCAGGCGGCCGTGCGCTACGGCATGGTCCAGAATGCCGTGGACGCTGCAACCAACCCCACCAACGGACTGGACGGCGCAAGCTTCAGCCCGGCCCGGTTCGCACAGAACCTGGAGCGGCTCAAGGACGCCTCCGGCGTGGCCTTCAAGGGCATGGACAAGTTCCAGCTGGACGGGCTCACCAACCTCATGCGCCACGTAGAGCGGGCCGGCCAGTTCGCAGAGAACCCGCCCACTGGCAACCGCCTAGCTCCGCTGCTCATGAGTGGAGGTGTCGGGGCGGCGGCGGCCACCGGCCACGCGCCCGAACTGGCGGCTGGCTGGCTCTCCGCCGCAGGCCTCAAGCAGCTCCTGACCACCAAGACCGGGCAGCGGATCCTCCTGGCGGCCTCCGACATGAAGCCCGGGTCCCCAGCCATGGAGAAGCTCCTCCAGCAAGCCAAGGCCCTGGGCGGCGTGGCCGGGGGGCAGAGCGCTGGCACTTCACAAGGCTCTGACGACGCGATCCGCCGCCTCATGGGACCCAACTACACCCCCCAGCAGTAACCCCTCTTCGACAATCCGTCCCATCTCTTGCTGGCGCTCGACGCTGCGCGGTGAAGGGCCTCTTTCCGGGCTTCGAGCCCAGGAGAAGCCATGTCCTCCGCGTACCCGAGTCCTGTACTCCGTCAGCGGTTCTTCGACGCCAACGGTGTTCCGCTGGTGGGTGGGCAGCTCTACAGCTACGTAGCCGGCACCTCGACGCTGAAGAACACCTACGCCGGCGAGAGCCTCACCAGCACCAACCCCAACCCAGTGATCCTGGACGAGAACGGCGAAGCGAGCGTCTGGCTAAGCGGGAGCTACAAGTTCTCCCTCTACGACGCCAACGGGAATCTCCAGTGGACCGTGGACAACATCACGGACGTGGGGACGCTCATCGCGGCGGTGAACACGGCCCTGGCGGACACCTCGAACGTGGCGAATGGCGATGCCCTGGTGGGGGTGGAGCGAACGGTCTCCAGCTTCGCCACCACGGTCCATGCCTGGATCGAGGCCCAGCCGCTCAACGTCAAGGCCGACTTCGGCGCCGCGGGTGACGGGTCCACGGACGACACCACCAAGATCCAGGCGGCCCTCACGGCGGCCGTGGCGGGTCAGGCGGTCATCATCCCGGGGGGCACCTACATCATCTCCAGCACCCTCACGATTCCCACCGCAGGGGTGACGCTCGTAGGCATGGGCAACCCCACCATCAAGGCAAAGAACGGGGCCCAGTTCGGGGACATGATCTTCGCCAATGCCCTCTCAGACCTGCGGATCCAGGGCCTCATCGTGGACGTGAACCAGTCCGGCCGCACTTCCGGCCTGGTGGCCCCCCTGAATGGCGTGGCCCTTCAGGACTGCACGGACTGCACCGTGAAGGACATGACGGTGCGGAACGCCATCGGCTACAACACTGCTTCTGCCACGGGCATCGAATTCCGCTACAGCGCCACGGGATGCACCCGCTGCGAGGCCGTGAACTGCCGGGTGGAGAACTCCGGCACCATCTCTACCCGGCCCTGTAATGCCTTCGTGGCCGTGGGGACCAACAACACCTTTCAGGGCTGCTCGGCCTACACCATCGTCGGGAACGGCTTCTACCTGGACAAGTCCAACTTCTCGTCCGTCATCGGGTGCCTCGCGAACACGGTCCAGAGCGGCGTGGTCATCACCAATTCGGGGTCTTCGGACGTCAACGGGAACGTGGTCTCCGGCTGCGTCATCTCCGCCTGGAGCAAGACGGCCACCACGAGCGGAGCCATTGAGGTGACCTGCTCCAGCTCGGGATATCTCGGCTACACCTCCATCACCGGGAACTGCATCTATGCCGACACCGGGGCTTCGAAGGGCGTGGGCAACGGCATCTACCTCTTCTACTCGAGCACAGGCGGGGTGAAGGGCACCACTATCACTGGTAACAAGATCCTGGGCGTCAACGGCTCCGGCATCTACGCCCAGGCGGACGACACCCTCATCAGCGGCTGCGCCATCGACGACATCACGCCCTCGGCCAGCCACTACGGCATCTATTTCACGGGCTCCCGGGCCTCCCTGGTCTCGGGCTGCCTCATCACCAGTGGAGCTTCGAACATCAAGGCAGACGCCACCTCGACCACCATCACGGTCCAGGGGTGCTTCCTGCGGAGTGCTTCGGCCTTCGGTGTGGAGGCCGGGACCAGTTCCAGCCTGTACAGCATCATGAACAACGTCCTGGGCTACGGCACCGCGGTTTCGGCCCAGTCGGGGAGTCCTACGGGGCAGGTGATCGAGTTCACCCAGCTCGCCGCCGCGCTGCGGCTCTCCAGCTATGTTGCGAGTGCGCCTTCCGGAAGTCCGTCCGGGTACTTCCCAGTGGTGGATCCGGGCGGCGTGGCGGTGGGCAAAGTGGCAATCCTCTCCTAGGCCCCGCTGATGCGGGTGGCGTCTCCCTGGGGTACATGCCGGTCTGGAGCTAGATCCCAGGGGCCGGGCGCTACCCCGGCTCCCTTGGCCTTCGGGTCGTCGGCCACATCGCTTGTCCGCCGGCATGACGGTGCGCTTGTGATTAGCTGAACCGATGCGTGTCTGCTTTCCACGCCGCCCTGGGATGTCAAACAACGCATCTCAAGGATAGGGCCTCATGATGCGCGGTGCAATCCCGGTGCAAGTTTGACACTGGGCTTGCGCTGTCGCCCTAGGTCTAAGTGTGGTGCCCGCAAGGGGATTTGAACCCCTACACCCTTTCGGGTCGCGGATTTTAAGTCTGGGCCCTGGCCTACCCTGGAGCACCCACTGTCACCCTGGCGCATTGATGTCGCTTGGCTTACCTCGCAAGCTTCACTCTCCGATACCCTCCATTGCGGTGCCGCGTGCAAGTTCGGTGCAAGTCGGAGGCGGGGTGGAGAAGGGCGAGAAGTGGACCCAGAAGAAGCTGGAGGCCCACACCCCCAGTGGGAAGCGGGAGACCTTCCCGGACCCGGAGAACCCGGGGCTCTTCTTGATCGTCCATCCCAGCGGATCAAAGACCTTCTGTATGGGCTACAGGATGGGGGGCAGGGCCTCGCGGTACAAGCCCCTCACCCTTGGGCGCCTGGGGCAAATCAACCTGGGGCAGGCCCGGGACCTGTACCGTAAGAACCGCGGACTCATCGCCCAAGGCATCGACCCGGCGTTGAAGGCGAAAGAGGAGATGCCGACCCTCGCCAAGTTCGCCGAGACCTTCAAGACCCGGTACAAGGCCGAGGTGAAGGCCTCCACCTGGCGGACCTACGTGATGCTGGTGGAGCGGTACATCCTGCCGGCCTTGGGGAAGCACGCCCTGGACGCCATCACGCCCCAGGACGTGGCGGACTTCCATCACGGCCTCAGGGAGAAGCCCAGAACGGCGAACCAGGCCCTCGCCGTCCTCTCCGTGATGCTGGAGTGCGCCATGGCCTGGAAGGGCTTTCTCCCTCGTCAGGCCAACCCATGCAAGGGACTGAAGCGGTACAAGGAACCCAAGCGTCACCGCTTCCTCACTCCCGAAGAGCTGGAGCGCGTGGTGAGGGTGCTGGAGACGTGGCCCAATCCCTACACCCAAGCGGCAATGCGGCTGGCGCTCTTCACTGGGATGCGGCATGGAGAGATCCTGGCCGCCAAGTGGGAGCATGTGGACGAGGTGGCGGGCCTGCTGGCCCTTCCAGAGCACAAAACCGACGCCCGGGGCGAGCGGGTGGTGGTGCTGGCCCAGGAGGCTGTCGAGGCCTTGAAGAGCCTGCCCAGGAAGGAGGGTTCCCCCTACGTCTTCGCGGGCGCCGGCAAGGACGGCACCATCGGGAGCACCTTCAGCAGCCATTGGCAGAAGCTTCGGGTCCTAGCCGGCGTCCCGGATGTCCGACTCCATGACCTCCGCCACACCTACGCCTCCATGGGCATCGCCAGTGGCTACACCCTCGCCGAAGTCGGGCAGCTGCTCGGACACTCGACGCCCCTGACCACCAGCCGGTACGCCCACCTCGTCACCGCCCACGCACGCAGCAAGGCCAACGCCATCGCCGGGGCCATCAAAGGGAAGGCCCCCGAAGGGGCCTAGCTGACCTGCTTGAGGCTCTCGATCCAAGCATCTAGGTCGTTCACGTCATAGCGGACCTGGTACCCGATCTTGATCCAGGGAGGGCCCTGCCGGCGCTGCCGCCAGTTCTGGAGCGTGCGGGTGGACTCGGAGAGGTACTCTGCGGCCTGTTTCTCGTCCATGAGGCGTTTCACGCTGCCCTCCTGAGGCTCTCCCGGCACCGGGCACAGAAGTAGTTCCACTGCTTGATGTCCATGGGCATGCCGGCCCGGTTCTCTTCGATGGCGTCGTTGATCTCTCGGATCATTCGCTCGAGGTCGTGCTTGGGGAGTTCGTCCAGGATGGGGACAGCACCCTCGATGAAGCTGCTCACGGCGTAGCTCTGACGCCCCAGGCAGTAGCGGAAGGCCCAGAACACCATGGATTCGGGGACCTGCACTGTGAGGGTCTTCATGCACCCTCCTGGAAGGGGATAGAGGTCTGGGACCAGGTCTGGGGGTTGTCGGGGCTGGGAGCACGGCCCATGGCCTGTTCCAGGGTCTCAAAGGGGCCCTCAGGCTCGGGGCCCTGCCACTGGAGAGCCTGGCGGCGCGTGTCCCTGTGGTAGAAGAAGAACCCCTCTCCAGGCGTGAGGAGGACGCGGTGGCCCTCGGCGTGCCAGGCGGAGTCTTCGGCGGGGTGGATGGTCCAGGGCTCAGCCACGTTCCCCTCCATCAGGTAGGGCGTCTAGGGCAGTGCGGAGGTCATCCAGGGATAGGGCCTTGAAGTCCGATTCAACGGAGTGGCCCAGGCTCACAAAGAAAACGCCTCGCTTGCCGTTGCTGGCGCAGCGCTGTTGGATGGCCGCCAGCTTCCGCAGCCTCACGGTGTCGGCCTTGAGCGCTTGGATCGCGGTGAGGGCAGCTTCAAGGGCGCCGTCTCCCGTGTGGGGCTTCAGCGGATCAGGCGTGATACCCAGGGCCTCCTCCAGCTCCTTGCGCAGGCCGGCCCGTGCAGCCACTTGGCCCCGCAGACGCACCAGCTCGGCATCCATTTCCTGGAGTCGGAGGCGTAGGCGCTGGGATTCTTCGGTGTCGGGCTTGTGGCGGGTGTTCCAGGCCTCTTCCACTTTCTGTCGCACGGTCATCTGGCGAGGGCCGCGAGCCCCACAGGATCCGCACTCGATCCATCCCATCAAGTTGGGCGCCATCTTGCTTAGAGCAAAACCACCTGCGGCGCCGCAGAAGGGGCACTCTCGAAGCTCGGGCGTCATCGCGCACCTCCCGACCAGTTGGGCGTGCTCTTACGGCGGTAGACGTAGAAGCCATAGGCGATGTGGCGCCACCAGCCGTAGAACTCCTCCATGTCGTGGCGCTGGGACTCAGACCAGGCCACCAGGAAGAAACGGGTATGCCCGAGGGTCCAATTGAAGGGGCTCACTCTACACCTCCTTCCTGGTGGTCCCAGACGGCATCACGGGCTTTCTGGCAGCACTCAACGTGCTGTACGCGCCACGTTCCACGGAAGCGCTCGGGATGGCCTTCGCCGGGCAGCACGGGCTTGCCGCAGCGGTAGCAGGTCTCGGTGTACCGATTCCTCATTCCGCACCTCCCTTCTGGGGCTCCGCGCCGGAAGGCAGGGCCGAAACGTAGGCCTGTAGCTCTGCATCCAGGCACTCGTTGTTTGGACCGACAAAGCCACGGCGGCAGAATCCTTCACGATCGGGCTTGCAGACGTGCGCCGTTCCGCTGTTGAGGGCCTTATGCAGCTTCCGCAGGAGGGTGTTCGCCTGGCTCTCCGGCTCCCCGGCTGGGGATGCGCTGGAGAGGACGCCGTCGATCTCCTGGGCCACGGTAGTGGAGCTGTTCATGGTGCTGCGGGCCCAGCGCAGCGCGTTCTCCAGCTCGGCGATGCGGCGGTTCTGCTCGGCCAGGTCATCGTGCAGGCGGGCGACCCAGTCCTGGGCGGCGCAGAGGGACTGCTTCGCCTTTTCCAGCTCACGGACCTTCTCGGTGAGCTGGTGGTTCAGGTAGGCCAGGATCATGGCGGCGTAGTCCACCAGCGGATGCTTCCCGGAGCCGATGTCCAGGCCCTTCAGGAATCCGGCCAAGCCCTCCACCTCCCCAGAGGGGAGGGCCGGGGCCTGGGGCTTGCCGAATTTCTCGTCCCATTCCGCGATTGCCGCCTCGCGGCCGTAGACCTTGACCGTGCGGGCATCGCAGAGCGAGCAGGTGATGCGCCAGGCTTGTGGAAGATCCACTTCCCATTCCTGCGCTTCGATGGGACGGAGGCAACCAGCGCCGCCGCAACGGCACTGGCGGGGAAAGATCACCTTCGCCGTCTCCAGCTCCGTAGGAGTGAGGGCCTCCCGAGACTCTGCCTCGCAGGCCTTGCAGTGCGTGGTGCCCTCGGATCCCGAGGAGATGGCGGGAAGGGGATGGCCGCAGTGCGTCTCCGCCTCCGGGGGCGCGGTTGCGGCCTTGCGCACGGGCGGGATGCCCAGGAGCTTCCGGGCCTCGTCACGCACCTCCTCCGTCACGGCGTAGCCAAGGTCTTCGGGGTTGAGCAGTCGTTCGCAGAAGGTTGTTGTACGGTCCAGCAACTTGTAGAAGGCCTGGCGAGATTCCTGCACCACATCCCCAGAGGGGATGGCCGGGGCTTTGGGGTAGACCGTGAGGCCTTCGAGGTAACGTTTCACCTCGTTCGCGTTTCTCGCCTCCTTCGCCGTCTCCGGCTCCGTGGGCACCGCCACCAGTTCGCCTAGGGTTTTGACGGAGCCCTTGCCGTCGATGGCGGACAGCTCCTTCAGGGCTTCGACCACAGGGATGGCGATGTCCTGGTCCAGGATGGCGCGGATTATTCCTCGGAGTGCCGTGGTCTTAGGCTCCGGCTCCGTGGGCGCGGCTGCATGAACCTGTTCCGAGAGCCTGAGCTGAGCTTCGGCGAAGTCTCGTGCGACGTTCTTACCCTCAGAGAGGGTGGAGAGGGCCTGGAGGGCTTCGTCACGGCGGATGAAGACCCCCTCGGGTTCCGGGTAGTCGTTCGCATGGTCGTAGCGCGGCAGCTTCTCCAGCGCCTCGCGGATGCGGTTCTGTTCGGTGGTCATGCGACCTCCTGGGCCTTGAGGAGCTGTTGGGTCTCGGCCACCAGCAAGCGCTCGTCCCCGTACTTGGCCTCAAAGGCGCGGTGGGAGAGCTTCGACTGGCAGTGGACGCCGTTCCAGTGGTGCGTGCCGGCGCAGAGCGGGACCGTCTCGTAGTCCCCGGCCTTCTCCTTCATGCCGTAGAAGGAGCCGTCGGGGCGCCGACGGATGTGGTGGGCGTCGGTGCGGGAGGTCTGCTGCAGGCCCTCACGGACGCAGAGCAGGCAGGGCAGAGCGCGGACCCGTTTCAGGTAGGCCTCGTCGACCACCCGGCGGGGCTTGATGCGCGGCGCCCGGGCCTTGGGCTTCACGGCCTTGCCCTCCTTCTTGGGCTTGGCCTTGGCGCGGAGAGGCGTTCGGCGGGTGAGGGGCGTGGAGCGCTTCACGGGGCCACCTCGGGGAAGGCGTCGTGGAGCCGTCCGTCCAGGAGGCGTCCGGCGGCGGCCTTGGTCGGGGCGTTCTGCCGCCACATGCGACCACCGGGCAGGCCCTTGACCACCTCGCGCCGGGCGTCCTCATCGACAGCCAGGAAGTAGGGGCTCCAAGTGCCCCACTGCTTGAAGTGGAAGGGCACGCCGGCGGCGGCGCACTGGTCCCTCAGGCCCCGGGCCCAGTCGGGGTGCATGGGACGGGCGTGGGGGCCGGACTCCCCGCCCACGATGACCCAGTCCAGGCGGTCGATCCGCTTCGTCCGGAACTGGTCTTCCAGTCCCGGGAAGGGGTAGCGACCGCCGCACACGTCCGCCAGGTACTCGCCCCCGAGGTCCACGGGCCCAAGCAGGGGCTCCATGGAGACGAATCGGACCCGGGCCGGCGCCTGGAGCAGGGCCGGGATGCGCTTGTCCGCCCACTCCTGGTTCTCCGCGGTGGTGCCGAGCCAGACGTTCGCGGGGGCGCCACGCTTGGCGAAGATCCAGAGGGCCAGCCAGTCCACGAGGCCCTTGTGCCAGAGGGTCGGGCCCTCCATCGCCGCCTCGAAAGCCTGGTTGAGCAGGTCCATGACCCGCTCCGGCCGTTTGGTGAGGATGAGCCAGTCGAGGTTCGGGGTGGACCGGATGACTTCCAGGGCCTCCAGGCGGGCCTGGGCCAGGTCCGGGCGGTCCTCGAAGAAGTCCGCCATGGAGTTGGTGAAGACCCGGAATCGGATGCCCTGGGCCGCGGCCTTGCGGTCGTAGCGCAGGGCCTCGAGGCGCGCCTGCTTAATGCGCACCAGGCGCTGGCTGTCCGCGCCCCAGAGCAGCGGGCTGCCATCCACGCGGTGATGGAAGCGGGTGGCCTGGCTCTCGGCGTAGCAGTGGGCGCAGGCTGGCGAGACCTTCGTGCAGCCCCACCAGAAGTTCACGGTGTGGTCGGTCCAGGAGATTCCGGAGTTCTCACCCACGGGCCACCTCCCCCTGGGATATGCGGAGGGTGGAACGGCGGCGCTTGCACTTGAGGTTGTAGCGGCGCAGGCTGGCGATCTCCCTGCGGCGCTCCCACTGCGGGAACCCCTCGGGCTCGACCTTGCCGTCAGGTTTGCTCCAGTAGGTCCGGAAGGGCTTGGGATTGCAGGCCATGGGCTACCTCTCGCTCTGGTTGCGGCGCCCCAGGGCCTCGTCGATCTCCTCGCGGGAGATGCGGCCGGACCTCGGGGGCCAGGTGGTGGGCATGACGGGGGGCGGCGTGGCCGGGCGCGGGGCGCGCTCGCGGGCGTTGTGGCCCCGGTTGGGCTGCTGGCGGATGGGATGGGCGGGGTGGAGGTTCATGTCAGGCCCCCTGGTCCAGGGAGGCCTGCTCCTCCTGGAGCTTGGCCTCCATGCGCTGGATGGACTCGCCGATGCGCTGGAAGACCTTGTACGGGTCGTCACCCTGGGCCTGCTGGCCCCGATACCGGGACTCCCACTTGGCCTTCTGCTCCTCAGTGAGACCCACGGAGTCGCAGAGACCCAGGCCCTTCCCGATGAGGTCTTCGAGCACGTCCTTGTCCTGGTCGGTCCAGGTGAAGGTCTCGGGCTCGTCGGCTTCCTCAGCCTCGACCTGCCCGACAGGGGCGGCCTGGGCCATCTCCTCGGCGGTGTAGAGGCCCGAGAGTTCCTGGGGGAAGGCGCGGCGCAGGGCCAGGGACTCGGCGCACTTCCCGAGCATGAGGGGGCCCATCTTGCCCCAGAGCCCAGAGGGCTTGCCCTCGCGGGTGGTCTGGACGTACTGGTCCCAGGTGGCGACTGCCCACAGGGGCTCCTTGAAGTCGCTGCGCAGGACGCCGACCTTCGCGGCCTTGGGCGCGGAGGCCTTCAGCCAGACCTCGGACCACTTCTCCCCGTCATCGGTCCAGAAGGGGCCCACCTGACCGGCGTACTTCCCGGAGCGCTCGGCAACCAGGCGGAACCCGTCGATGGAGACCTGGATCGCCATGACCTCGCGGCCGGCCTTGGAGTCGTAGCGCTTCACCGCGAAGACCTGGCGGGCGAAGGGATCCAGCCCCGTCCGGTTACAGACCTGGATGAAGAGGGCCAGCTCGTCGTTCGTGGCGCCCTTGCAGATCGTGGTCTTCAGGAGTTCCACCTGGTCAGCGGACATCAGGCGGTTGGTGGTGGTGTTGAGCTGTCCGTTCATGCACTCTGCTCCAGTCCGTGGACTTCCACGTCAGCGATTTCGGTGTGGGCAAGGGCGAGGTCGGGGTCGATGACCCAGCCGCCGTCACCGGGCTTGCGGCTTAGGTCCGTGCCCTCGGCCTGCTCCAAGGCATCCTCGTAGCCCGGCGCGTCGACGGTGAGCGTCGCTCGCACGGTGAGGTAGGCGGTGAAGGTGTAGCGGCTCACGAGACGCCCTCCATGACAGCCGCACAGGCCGGGCAAAGGGGATCGGTGTCAAGGTTCTTCCAGCCCTCTTCCTTGAGGATCCAGCGAAGGGACTTGGCGGCCTCGCGCTGGGACCCACGGGACTCGAGGACGTGCCCCTCGCCGCAGATGTGGCAGAAGATGCGGGCCCGGGCGCTCATGCCTGCTCCAGGCGGTCCAGCTCGTGGGCCAGAAGGTCGTACTGGTGGGCTGCGCTGCGGAGCTGTTCGGCCGCGTCTCCGTACTGACCGAGGTTCGCCAGCTCGTCAGCTCGGGTGAGGTAGCCGTCCACGTACTCACGGGTGCATCGCTTCATGGCGGGCACCATGGGGGAAAGATCGCGCATGGGATCTCCTGGCGGCCGGCAGGCCGCAGGCTTGGCGCCCGTGGGCGCGGAGTGATGGATGGGGGTGGAGCGAGTCCCTGGAGGAAAGGCCCTCAGGCCCTTCCCTCAGGGGCTAGGCGCGGCCCTCGGCCTTGGCGATCACAGCGCGGGCGGCCTTGATGGCCGGGTGTGTGGTCGCACTGGGCAGCGCGTTGAGCAGGCCCTTCAGCGCTTCCACCAGCTCTGCATTCAGCTCGGCCAATTCCAGGGACTCGGCAAAGGCACGGTCGTACATGCCCCCGAACACGCTTTCGGGGGTGCGGCTGACGGTCTCAGTGCTCATGGGGTGTCCTAGGTGGTTGCTGAGTGAGGAGGAAATTTCAGGGCTTGAGGCGTGGTGACGAGGCGAAGTCAGGAGGTGCTACATGGACGAAGGGAAGGTCGTCGGCTCGCTGTTCTTCGCCAGCTTCGACATCGTGGTGCTCGGGGCCTTCATTGAGGTGCTCCTGGAGCGCCTGGAGCCGGGGGAACGCGAAGTGGTATCGGCATTGGTCCAGAGCCGCCTAGCCGCGCATGTAGCCTTTGAAACCACGAGAGCCACACCGGACGTAGAGCCCCGCTCGAATCTCGTGAACTTCCCCCATGTGGGTCGTCCGGCAAGGGAGCTGCTTGGTCAGTAGCCATGGTGTGTCTCGGGTGGTTGCTGGCTGTTGCTGGGTGGGGGTGGGTGGTGCTGACATTCAAAGTATGAATCACCAGTTCACATGTGCAAGGACTTTTTTTGTCCGGGGTGTCCGGACATGAAAAAGCCCCGCGGGAAGCGGGGCAGCAGGGCAATTAGAGATTTAGAAGTGGGTCCATACCCATTTGACGAAGATTGTCCCTACGAAGAGGATGACACCCCAGAAAAGCAGGTAGCCTAGACAACCCAAGCCAACTTCCAGGCCTTCGTCATTCACGATTCCACCTCGCCATTCCCTGCGGTCGGTTCACTGCCTGAAAATGGGACGTGGTCTAGGTCACGACACCATTGCCGGTACTCAGGTGTGAGGCTGTAGATTCGGGTGGAAGTTTCTTCTGTGTTTGATTCAATCCTCTTTAGCAACTCTCTAAGTTCGCCAAGTTCATCAAAAATGGGCGACTTGTCCACTTTTGGTCGGCTAAACATCCAATCCAATGAGATTTGCAATCCTATTATGCTGTACCAAATTCCACATAATATTAGGCCTATCCAGAAATGCTCATGGTCGTAAAACCAGATTGCGATAGCCGCCGCGATGGGTAACAGATAGCTCATCGAGTCCTCTCATCCAGCTGTCTCTAAGCATCGGAGCCGATGCCAGGCAATGTGAGCTGCGAGCCTCCGGGCCTCGGAATCCTCCGGCGGCAGGTCTTCGTAGTGCTTCGAGAGGGCCCCAATGAATGCGTCCAGGCTCGCGTTCCCATAAGCCTGTACCCGGGCCTGGGGGATCAGGGCGCAGCACGCCCATCGGTTGGCCTGCCACTCGTCCCGGGCGTAGTTGATGGCCCCCTTGGGCCCCGAGTGCTGCATCAAGTGGCCCAGCTCATGGGCCAGGAGCCAGACCGTCCTCAGGGGGCCCTGGCCCTCGGGCAGAAGGATCACCGGAGGCTCGTCGCCCTCCGGTGGGAAGTAGATGGCCTCTGTCCCGATGTCGGCGTAGCCCACACGGCACCCCAGGCCTTCAGCGTGGAGCACCAGGTCTTCCAGGGTCGGATATCGCTTGCCGTACCACCTCGGCATGATGCACCTGCGTGAAGGGGGACGGACATCATATGGCGACACACCCATAGATGTTCAACCAGATTTTGCAGGAATTTTCTTGTCCAGATTTAATCTGGTTTTGGCTTCATCAATGCTTGTGAACCAACTACCCCTTGTCGGTCATGCCCTTCACGATGGCTTTCCAAGCAGCCTTGGCGTTCTCCACCTGCTGAGGAGTGAGCTTCGTCAGGTCCGAGCCGATGGCCCGCATGAAGGCCCGATCCTCGGGGCGCAGCTCGGCTACGTCCACCCCGCCAGCTGAGGCCCCTGGATCGTCGATGAACTCCGAGACGGAGCATCCGAAGACCGCTGCGGCCCTCTGGAGGATCTCCAGGCCGGGCTTGTAGGTCTTCCGGTACAGGAGAGCCTTCAATGTCCCCTCCGTCACCTGGAGGGTACCGGAGGCTTCTGCGGTGGTCAGTTGGCGCGCCTTCTTCCAGGCGTCGAAACGCAAGCGGAACTGTTCGCGCTGAGGCCAGACGTCCATCCCTCCATGTTCCCGATTATGAACTGGAAGGCCATACAAATTAGCCATTGATTGTGTGAATGGCTGGTTCATACTTGGACTATGTCTGACTTCCGTGACCGTCTCAAGCATGGGGAGATCGCCTCGATTGCTCGGGGCATCGGCAGGTCCTATGAGTGGACCCACGCCGTGCTCAAGGGGGGCGCCCGTCCCAGCGTGGATGACGCCCAGAAGATCGACCTCGTCACTGGCGGCCGCATCAAGTGGACGGAGTTCTTCGCTCCCATGCCGGAGGCGTCGTGACCCCCTCACCTAAGCCCCCGCTCAAAGGGGAGAACGCCCTGACCCCGGAGGCCGCGCTTCCGGGCGTCGATGCAATGGCGCATCCAGGCGGGGCCGTAGTGCCGCAGCTCGTCGAGGGTCAGGAACACGACGCATACAGCCGGCTCCGGCAGTGGGACCGGCGCCACCTGGGCATCTTCTCCCTCTTCTTCTGACGCTTCCTGTCGAGTCCCCATGCCTCCACTATCCGCCAGACACGGGAAACCGCACCCCTACGCAGTTGCCTGTTCCGTGGCCCTCGACAAGGCCCTGCGGGAGGCTTCGGAGGACCACGGCATCAGCGCGGCTTGGGTCGCCGAGTACGCCCTGCATTGCTCCCCGGGGCAGTTGTCGAAGTACCGGAACCCCGAGGACCATGACGCGCTCCCGGCCCACGCCTACGCCGCCGTCTACCAGGCCACGGGGTCCCTCCACCTCCTGCGCCAGCTGGTCGCCCAGCACGGCCTTGAGTTGGCCGTCCCCGAACACCACCCCTCCTCCGACCCCGAAAGCCTCATGCGCCTCATGGGGAGCCTTTCCAGAACCCTCGGCCACGCCGTGGACCAGGTGCTTCAGGCCCTGGATCCCGACAGCCCTGGGGGAACCGAGATCACGGCTGAAGAACGCTCGGCCATCTACCCCGAAATCTGCCGCCTTGAGGGCCAAGTCCAGCGCCTCAAGGAGGTCTTGCATCCTCGGAGGGTCGCATGAGCCGACTCCGAATCCTCGCCGCCGCGGTCATCGGATCCGTCATTGGCTGGGGCGTGGCCTTCGCCTACACGCTACTTCTCCATAACGCTGGGGTGATCCAGTGACGAGGGAATGCGTCTCCCACCACTCCGCCTGCGACTGCCGGGAGGAGATCCACCGACAGGAGCGGGCGCTCCTCCACCATGCCCTGGGAGAGCTTCGTGAGGTCTCAGACCTCCTCCAGCTCCAGCACCCCGGGAACGCCCTCATCAAGGTGCGGGGGCTCTCGGACCGGCTCTTCCGCCACCTCAAGGCCCAGGACCCCACTGCTGTCGAACCGGAGGCCTCATGACCTCCTTCTCCTGCTACGTGAAGATGGACCCGGTAGCCAAGGAACGGGCCAGGAAGGGCGCTGACGGCCACTTCTACACCCCTGAGAAGACCTCCAGGGCCGAAGACACCATCGCCTGGACCGTGAAGGCTGCGTACCGCTCCGGGCTCATCCAGGGGCCGGTGACGCTCCAGGTGATCGCGGTCCTGCGTCGGCCGAAGGGCTGCAAGGACCGATTCCCAACCAAGAAGCCCGACTGGGACAACCTCGGGAAGCTCGTCTCCGACGCCCTGAACAGCGTGGCCTACAAGGATGACGCCCAGGTGGTGGACGCTTTCATCTGCAAGCGCTACGAGACCGAGGACCGCAAGCCGGGGTTCTACCTCATGTTCGCGGAGGTGGCCTGATGCGGGACTACGCCTCCCTCTCGCCGCAGTTCTGGACTGGTAAGACCGGCAAGCAGATCCGCGCCTTGGGCCCGGAGGCACAGGTCATCGCCCTGTACCTCATGAGCTGCCCGCTCTCCAGCATGATCGGGCTCTACTATCTACCCCTTCCGACCCTCTGCCATGAGACCGGGGTTCCCTTGAAAGGGGCTTTGAAGGCCCTTCGAAGCCTCTCGGAAGCCCAGTTCGCCCACTACGACGAGGCTGAAGAGGTGGTTTGGGTGCCTGAAATGGCCCGATTCCAGATCGCCGAGCGCCTGGAGCCTAGGGACAACCGCTGCAAGGGTGTCTCCCGAGAGGCTGAAAGATATCTGAAGTCCAGGTTCTATGCGGCTTTCCATGCCAGGTACAAGGATGCCTTCAACCTCCCCGAATGGAGCCCCTGGGAACCCCCTTCAAAGCCCCTTCGAAGCCAAGAACAGGAACAAGAGCAAGAACAGGAACAAGAAGAACAACAACACACCCGCGCCGCTGGCGCTCCTGCTCCTGCTCCTGAAGCGAAGGCTTCGAAGAAGGCCAAGGGCCCCAAGCTCTCGGACCTGAAGCCAGAGAACCGCGAGGCCTTCGACACGGTCTGGGAGGACTGGCCCCGCAAGGTCACACGTTGGGACGCTGCCGCACGTCCACCCCGCGAGGTTCAGATCGACGTGAACCGCGGCGCCAAGGCGGAGGCGGAACGCCGCTTCCAGGCCATCGTGGACGCTGGACTCGCCACGGCCCGAGAACTCTACGCCTGCGCCGCCTGCTACTGGCGGAGCGAGAACCCTCGGAAGGGCTACGTCCAGAACGTCAGCACGTTCTACGGCGAGGAGAAGCGGACCTGGGCGGAGTTCCTGGAGCAGGGGCGGCAGGCCATCGCCGCGCAAGACGCGGAGGAGTTCGGACATGCGTCCTGACTACGACGACATCCCCTGGGACCCTCAGGACGCCGACAACTACCGGCGTGGACGGGACCTGAAGCCAATCCGGGCTTACTTTGGCCCCACCCCCAAGCAGACCGAGCTGATGTACCGGAACGCCAAGGGCGCCTCCCGCTGCCCCGACTGCCACCGCTGGCATGTGGACGACCATGACGGCGCCCATATGGGCCGCTGCTTCTCCTGCTACATGCGGGAGGTGAAGCCTGCCGAGTTCCAGACCTGGTGTGACTTCCACGACGCCCGCCAGCCGCAGAAGCCAGACCCGGAGAACGTGGTGGCCCTTAAGCCCATCGGGAAGAAGGCGACCAAATGACCTCGACATTCCAGAAGTTCATCAGCCAGAACCGGACCAAGGTGGGTTGCACCAGCGAGCATCTGGAACTCTTGGACCTGCTCCAGGCCCTGGAGATGTGGCGCTCCAACGGCACCCGTGAGGCCGACTTCGCCCTGGCCGGGGCCATCAAGGCCTTCGAGGTGGCCCGCATCCGGAGGAACGCCGCATGAGCGACCGACGGACCATCATCCTCCGGGACCGGGCCCAGCTGGACCTCCTAGGGGACATCCTGCGGGCGGAGTGGCGCAGCAGGGCCGAGGCCGGCAACCCCCTTGTCGTGACCGTGGACGAGGAGTGCCGCCGCACCGCCGAGCAGAACGCCCTGCTCTGGCCCCTCCTGCAGCAGTGGGCCATCCAGAAGCCCTGGCAGGTTAACGGCCAGGCCCAGCACCTCACCAAGGAGGACTGGAAGGTCATCCTCACCGCCAGTTTCCGCGGCGAGGCCGCCCGCATCGCCCCGGGCCTGGACGGAGGCATGGTCCTCCTCGGCATCAGCACCCGGGCCATGGGCAAGCGGGAGTTCAGCCGCTTCCTCGACTGGCTCTTCGCCGCCGCACACCACCACGGGGTCAACCTGCCCCCGCCCATCGACCCGCACGAACCCATCGGGAGAACAGCATGAGCACGCCCATCATCAAGTACTTCGCCTACGAGCACCTGCCCGCCCACCTGCAGGAGGTCTCCAAGCCTGTCGGCGAGCTGGCCCGCCTCATGGACGCCGAACTTCCGGACGGTCCAGAGAAGAGCGCCGGGCTCCGGAAGCTCCTCGAGGCCAAGGACTGCTTCGTCCGCGCCAAGGTCGGGTGACCCATGAACCCCCTTCAGACCCTCATCACCGACTGGGGAAAGGCTACCTTCCCCGACTCCACCCTCCAGCACTACGCCCACAAGCTCGCCGAGGAGGTGGACGAGCTGGAGCACAACCCGGGCGACGCCGGGGAGATGGCGGACGTGGGGATCATCCTGCTCCAGATGGCCGGCCGTCAGGGACCGTTCAGCATCGACCTGGAGGCCCTGGCCCGTGAGTGCGACGAGCCGGGCGCCATCCTCTACCCCTACACCAGCCAGCTCTTCGTCAGCGCACATCAGCTGGTGAGGAACCATGGGTACGGGCACCACGTGGGCGTGGCCTGGCACGCCCTCAAGAAGCTGGCCCAGGAGCACGGCGTGGACCTCGAGGAGGCCATCCGGGTCAACCTCACCCGCACCTGGGGCGAGCCCGACCACCTGGGCCGCATCAGCCACATCCAGGAGGGCGCATGAGCGGCCCTCAAACCACCTGGATCGTCCTGGCTGCCCTCAACCTCCTCGTCGCGGCCGTCCAGCTCTTCCTCATCCTCCTCCTGAAGCGGGGGTTCTTCCGATGACCCCCTCGCCCCCAGCACTCCCCCCGAAAACCCACGGCACCCTGCACCGCCAGGAGTTCGTGGTCCCCAGCTGGTGGCCCGAGGCCCACAGGAAGCAGCAGCTCTTCCTCGCCGCGATCGGCTCTCCCGTGGTCCTCCGCGTCTTCGAATGCTTCCACTGCGGGCGGATCCGGGAGCCCATCCCGAAGTCCGCTCGCTGCCCCAGCTGCGCCGGCCAGCGTCTGAAGGAGAAGACCAAGTGACCCCCGACCACCTCGACCCAGCCACCTCCGCCCGGGTGCCGCGGCTCACCTTCACTGGCGCGGCCGCCTTCCACAAGCCTGCATCCACCAAGAGCCCGAGACCCTTGCGGCCCTGGGCCGCCCTTTCGCCCGGTGCTGCACGAAATGCGGCGCCTGGCTTCCTCTGGAGACCGCATGACCGCCACCGCAGAATCCCGCATCCAGCTCCTCCAGATCAAGGGAGCCATCTCCGAACTCCCTGAGGAGGATCAGCGCATCGTCCATGAAGGGGCCGCTTCTGTCCGTGCTGCCCTTGAGGCGCTTCCCCCCGACCATCGACCCATCATCTTCGCCCTCGTGACCGCCGAGGAGTGCATCCGCATGGAGGAGGCATGAAGCCCCTTCTATCCCTTCTCCTTGGGCTGAGCCTCTCCGCCGCCACCCCGGCGAAGACCGCCATCCTCATCGGAGACAGCATCGCCGAGGGCCGCCAAGGCACCGCCGGCCGCCTCTCCGCCTACGACCTGAGCAAGCCCAACGTCCCCGGGCAGCTCTCCTACTACCTCGAGCGCATCGGAGGCCTGAAGGTCACCAACCAAGGCATCAGCGGCCAGAAGGTCCCTCAGATCCTCGCCAGGCTGGACCGGGATGTCTGGGGCACGCCCGGGACCTACGCCCTGGGCCAGGTGCCGAACTACACCGTGCCCACCATCGCCCAAGGAACGCCAGACCTGGTCTGGGTCCATGTCGGAGTAAACGATGTGATCTACGGCGCCACCCCTGACCAGGTGGAAGCCAACCTGGCCCAGCTCGTGGATGCGCTCCAATCCCACGGGAGCGTCGTGGTCCTGGACACCATCGGCCAAATCAGCCTAGACACCAGCAACGGCAACGCCGTCCGCAGCCAGTACGTGAAGGACATCAACGCCTGGATCAAGGCCACGTACTCCGGACAGCCGGGGATCCTGGTCGAGGACTACTTCACCGCCTTCTACGGTCCCAACGGC